CAACTGCTTCTAAATTCCAACTCTTTGAGTTCAATGATGAATTTACAAGAGCTAACTTTAGAAACATTGTAGAACCTTTCCTAAGAGAAGTACAAGGTAGACGAGGTATCACAGACTTTTTAGTAGTGTGTGATGAAACTAACAACACTGGTGAAGTAATTGATAGAAATGAGTTTATAGCAGAAATCTTTGTGAAACCTACTAGAAGCATCAATTTTATTACATTACAATTCATCGCAACCAGAACTGGAGTGGCTTTTGAAGAAGTCGCTGGCGGCTAATAGTAGAGAAGGAGAAATAAACAATGCCTAACATAAATGACTTCAAAGCTAAACTTGCTGGCGGTGGCGCTAGAGCCAATCAGTTTAAGGTAACAATGCCTTTTCCTGGTTACGCACAAGTTGGCGGCGAAATAGAAGAACTAGCGTTTTTATGTCGAGCAACATCTTTACCTACAATGGAAGTAGCGAATATTAACGTTCCATTTAGAGGAAGAGCTGTTAAAATTGCTGGTGATAGAACTATCCCTAATTGGTCAATTACAGTCTATAATGATACTAACTTTAAGTTAAGAAATGCTTTCGAAAGATGGCAGAACGGTATCAATAATATGACTGATAATGAAGGATTAACAAATCCTGTTGACTATCAAGTGGATGCGTTTTTAGATCACCTAGACAGAAACGGTAACACTATTAAGTCTTATACTTTAAGAGGTGCTTTCCCAACAACAATTGGTGCAATTGCTTTGGACTATGAAGAACAAGGTGCAATTGAACAATTTGATGTTACGTTTGAGTACCAATATTTTGAAACAAATACTACAACTTAATATTACATCAGAGGGGCTTTCGAGCCCCTCTTTTTAATCCCTTATAAGTAGTAGTACAAGGAGATATTATGGCAGAATTATTCGGCTTTTCGATAACACGATTAAAAAAACAAGCTGATCCAAGACAGGCTTTTACATCAGCACAAGCAGAAGACGGTACACAAACGGTCAATGCTGGGGGTCACTTTGGTTCATACTTGGATATGGAAGGTACTGCAAAATCAGAGCAGGACCTAATTCGTAGATATAGAGAAATAGCAATACACCCTGAATGTGATATGGCAATAGAAGATATTGTCAATGAAGCAATTGTTGCAAATGAATTGCGAGATGCAGTAAGAGTTAACTTAACTGATTTACCTTACGGACAAGAAGTAAGAAGAAAAATAGAAGACGAGTTTAAAGAAGTATTGAAGTTAATGAACTTTAATACAAAAGGCCACGACATCTTTAGAAGATGGTATGTAGATGGTCGAATATTTTATCAAAAAGTAATTGATAGAGAAAGTCCTAAAAAAGGAATAACAGAATTAAAATATATTGATCCTAGAAAGATCAAAAAAATTAGAGAGATACGAAAGAAAAGACCAGATGTACCAATGCCGTCATCACTAAACAGTTTAGCTGTTGTTGATGAGTATGTAGAATATTTCTTATATAACGAAAGAGGTTTATCAGGAACAACTGGACAATCTGGTATTAAGATAGCGCCAGATACAATCGCATTCTGTCCATCAGGATTAATTGACCAAAATAAAAATATGGTCTTGTCTTATTTACATAAGGCAATCAAACCTGTTAATCAATTAAGAATGATTGAAGACGCAGCTGTGATTTATCGTATCGCAAGAGCGCCTGAAAGAAGAATATTTAAAATTGACGTTGGTAACTTACCAAAAGTAAAAGCAGAACAATATCTACGAGATGTTATGGCAAGATATAGAAATAAACTTGTCTATGATGCTTCTACTGGTGAAGTAAGAGATGATAGAAACTATATGTCAATGTTAGAAGACTTTTGGTTACCAAGTAGAGAAGGTGGAAGAGGTACAGATATTTCTACACTTCCTGGTGGTCAAAATCTTGGAGAGATTACAGATATAGAATACTTTAGAGCGAAGTTATATCGTTCTTTAAATGTTCCTGTAAGTAGATTAGAAGCTTCTCAAGGATTTAATTTAGGAAGAGCTTCTGAAATTACAAGAGATGAATTAAAGTTTACTAAATTTGTTCAAAGGTTAAGAAAGAAATTTACTGAACTTTTTAATGATATTTTAAGAACACAATTAGTCTTAAAAGGTATTATTGCTGAAAGTGATTGGATAGAAGTAAGAGATTGTTTACAATATGATTTCTTACAAGATGGACACTTTGCTGAACTAAAACAAACTGAGTTATTAAGAGAAAGATTAGCTTTAGCAAATGAGATGAGAGATTATATCGGTAAATTCTTTTCAGTAAATTACGTAAGAAAACACGTATTAAAACAAAACGATAGAGAAATTGAAGAAATGGATAAACAGATTAAGAAAGAAATTAAATCTGGTATTATTCAGGATCCAATGGCTCAAGTCACAAATAGTGACGATACTATAACATAGGAGTAAAAAATGAGTGAAGAAGTAAAAAACTTTATAGACAACATTGCAAGTGGTGACAATGCCGCTGCTGGTGACGCATTTAAAGATGCGTTAAGAGTAAAAGTAGGTGATGCATTAGATAATCATAGAAAAGAAGTTGCTGGTAATTTGTTTAATGGATCGTTTGATACGCAACCACACAGTGACCCTAAACCTGTGATTGCTGATCCCGGAACATTTAATCCAGATGGTTCAATATCATCTACAACAGGTAATGATGGAGAAGCACAAATAGATTTGACACAAGGAACTGAGGATGCAAATCAGTAGAATAGTAAAAGAGAATCGTTTAATCGATTCAAAAAGTTTTAATGAATTACCTCCTCTTATGAAAGAGGCAATGAGAGATGTATTTGATCTCATTGAAAAAGAAACTGGTAATATCATTGAAAGGTTTGAAGGTGCCGTAGCAAAAGTATCAGAGTTTCACGGTATTAACATAGAAAAATTTTATGAATATGTTGACAAAGAAGTAATAGAACAATTAGGAGAAAAATAAAATGTCTGTAACATTTATATCTAAAGGTACAGTAATAACAAATCCTAGTGCAAATAATATAGGTCGAGCACAATTCGTAAGATGTGTTGCGACAGCTCAAACTACTGTTACAGTTACTACTAGTGATAGTACAGTATCAGAGGTATATTTACACGCTGCTGGTGATGAAGTTATCATTGAAAAGCATCCAGATGATACTTTAACATCTGCTGGTGCTAAAGTACACGCAGTAGGTTCGCCGAGAAGTTAATTATGACAATATCAACTACAAAGTTGGTTGATAATGATTTTCATATCATTGTTAACTCTAATGGTATTGGAAGTGAAGAAGAACAAACTTTAGTTGATGTTGTAAATTCAAACAACGCTTCTAGTGAACCAAAAGTATCTATAGCGAATATCGTTTATGAGATACAAGGAACTGGAAACGTAACTGTGTTTTTTAAAAACGACACAGAAAAACAAGTAGTGTTATCAGGTCGTGGTAATTACGGTTTGAAACCTACTGAAGAAAAAATAAAAGACGTAATAGGAGATATATTACTATCAAGTGACTCTAACGTAACAAAATATAATCTTGTTATAGAGGCACACAAAGAAACGGGATACAATTAATGGCTGATACAGTAACATCACAAACAATTGCTGACACTTCAGGTGTTAAGTTTGTAACTAAATTAACAAACTTCTCTGATGGTACAGGCGAAACTTTAGTAAGAAAAGTTGACGCTTCAGAGTTAACTTTTATGACTGAAGATGGTAATAGAAAAATTAGTAAGATTTGGTATTCTGTGAATACAAATAATAACAAAGCTGGCGTAGAAATTATATGGGGTGGAACAACAAATGCCACTGCATTATTCTTATCTGGTAATGGTTATTGGGATTTAAGAACGGCTGGAAACGAGATTGGAAACAACGCTACAACGCCAACGGGAGATGTTTTACTATCAACAAAGAACTTTGTAAACGGAGATAATTACACGCTAATTATTGAGTTTAGGTAAAAAAGTTTATAAATATTAGACAAGAGAGAGAATTTATGAAACTTATTTCAGAAGAAGTACAATCAGCCGAATATCTTATTGAAGAAAATAACGGCAAGAAAGAATACAAAATCAAAGGTGTATTCTTACAATCAAATATCAAAAATAGAAATGGAAGAGTCTATCCTAGAGAAATCCTAGTTAGAGAAGTGAACAGATATAATAAAGAATTTGTCAATAAAAATAGAGCTTTTGGTGAGTTAGGGCATCCTGACGGACCAACTGTCAATTTAGAGAGAGTATCACATATGGTAAAATCTCTAAAAGAAGATGGCGATAATTTTATTGGTGAAGCAAAAATAATGGATACTCCATACGGAAAGATCGTAAAAGGTCTTATAGATGAGGGGGCACAATTGGGTGTTTCAAGTCGAGGTATGGGTTCTATTATGAATAGAAACGGAATTAACTTTGTAAAAGACGACTTTTATCTTGCTACAGCAGCAGATATTGTCGCTGATCCATCGGCTCCTGACGCCTTCGTAGAGGGTATTATGGAGAGTAGAGAGTGGGTTTGGGACAATGGTGTTCTTAAACAAGTTGATATTGAATCTTGGAAAAAACAAATCCAAGAGGCAAAAAGAACAGTTTTAGAAGAAAAGAAACTAAAAGTGTTTAAATCGTTTCTTACAAAACTGTAATCTTATAAATATCCAATACAAAGGAAATTTATAAACGTTTATAAAATAAAAAGGAGATTTCTAATGGCCGAAACAGAAAAGAAAATTGAGGCGATAGAAGCAGATGTAGTGAGAGAAGCTACTGCTAATCCACAAGCTGATGCTCCTAAAAAGAATGCTGTAGCGGCTGAGCCTTCGCACCTTAAAGGTGATTATGAAGATTTAGGCGCAGCTGTTGTTAAATCAACAGATAGCAATCCTGACGCCACAAAGAAAATAAATCAAGTTTCTGGTGATCCTCAACAAAAAGCTCAAGGTAGTGCTGACGCAATGCCTAAGTTAAAAGAGGAAGAAGAAACTAAGGCAGATGAGAAGAAATCAGAAGTTAAAGAAGGTGAGATGCCAAAAGCAGCGCTAGACGCTCTTAAAAAATCGCAAGATAAAAAAGAGATGTCACACGAAGACGAAAAGAAAAAAGATATGAAAGAAGAATCTGAAGAAGATTTAATTGACGTATCTGCAGACGTTGAAGCTTTAACTAAAGATGAAGACTTATCTGAAGATTTCAAATCTAAAGCAGCGACAATCTTTGAAGCAGCAGTTAAATCAAAAGTTAACGAAGCTAAAAAGAAAATGCACGCTTCTTATGAGGAGAAGTTGAAAGAAGAAGTTGATACTACGAAAGCAGAGTTAGTAGAAAAAGTTGACTCGTATCTAAACTACGTTGTAGAAGAATGGATGCAAGAAAACAAACTAGCGATTGAACGTGGTATTAAAGGCGAAATCGCTGAGGACTTCATAAGTGGTTTAAAAAAATTATTTGAAGACCACTACATTGATGTTCCAGATGAAAAATATGATGTGCTCGAAGATCAAGCTTCTAAAATAGAAGACCTTGAGAAAAAACTTAACGAACAAATCGAAAAGAATGTTGAACAGAACAAAGCAATTGGCCAATTAAAAAGACAAGACATCATTGATGAGGCGTCTAAAGATTTAGCTGACACTGCAAAAGAGAAGTTTAACAAACTTGCTGAAGAAGTTGAGTTTTCAAACGAGGAAGACTTCAAAACTAAAGTATCTAC